AATGGAACGCCTGGTTTTGGTGGTATTGAAAAAATCACAAAAGGTAAAAGTATTACAACTGAAATACTTAAAACATATATGAACAGAGATAATTGGAGTTGATTATGAAAGATAAATTATGGTGGGGATTATTCTCCATTGGAGCAGTATTGATGATACATAATGCAATCGCTGGTGAGTGGAATGAAAAACCAGTCATGTGTGAACAAAAAGAGATTGCATTAGATACAGTACGAAGTAAAGGTGAGTTACCTTTAATTACAGCAGTACAAAGTGCAAAAGTTAGAGCAGAACAAGGTCTTGCATCTGCACCTGTACATATACCTTTACAAATATTTGTAAACTTTAAAACTAAAACATTCAGTATATTAGAATTTCATCCATCAATAAATTCAATATGTATAATTGGATATGGTGACGATTGGAAAAGAATAGGAGAAACAAGCTAATGAGTAATATTAAACATCAAATGATAGACGCACTAAGAACAAAGTATGAGGGTGATTATAAAATTGCACACTCCACACTAAACATTTATATGGACAAACCAGTTGCAATTGGAGAGCACCCACAGCATGCTGAAGAAATGGATAAACTAGTTGCAACAATGGCAGATGCACAAGATAAGATTGATATCTTAGATGCAGAGTATCCACCAGAGTTAGAAAAAGAGCTATTAAGCGAATAAAACACTTGACTTTTAACCATTACTATGGTACATTTATATTATGAACTTTTATACAAACATTACCCAATGGGGCAACTTTCTATTATTGCGTGAAGTAGTAAATGGTGAGAGAATTAATCGTAGAATTAAATACTCACCAACTCTCTATGCGCCTGTTACTAAACCTACAGAGTGGAAGACTCTAGAGGGTAAATATGTAACACCTATTCCGCATCAAACAATCAAAGAAGCTAAAGAGTGGATTGAAAACTATAGAGATCAGCCACATATGGTTTATGGTAATAATTTGTTTTCATATAACTTCTTATCAGAACAGTTTCCTAAAAGAGTTGATTGGGATATTGACAATATACTTATTGTAACAATAGATATAGAGGTCGCTTGTGAAAATGGATTTCCTAGTCCAGAACAAGCCATAGAACCGCTGCTATCAATTACAGTTAAGAATCATCAAAGTAAAAAGTTTGTTGTCTGGGGTGTTGGTAAGTTTGAAAACAACCGCGATGATGTAACTTATATAGAATGTGAAAGTGAATTACACCTTATCAAAGAGTTTCTTATATTCTGGGAAAAGCACCAACCAGATATTATTACTGGCTGGAATACAGAGTTCTTTGATATTCCTTATCTTTGTAATCGTATCAAGAATCTTTGCGGTGAAGATGAAATCAAAAGACTGTCGCCTTGGAAAAATGTGACATCTAGAGATATATTTCAAATGGGTCGTAAACATCAAGTGTATGATATACAAGGTATATCTCACTTAGATTACTTTGACTTGTATCGTAAGTTTACATACACAGCTCAAGAGTCATATCGACTTGACCATATTGCTTTTGTTGAACTAGGCGAGAAGAAAGATGAGAATCCATATGAAACCTTTCGTGATTGGTATACAAAAGACTTTCAATCGTTTATTGAGTATAACATTATGGATGTGGAGATTGTTGATAAACTAGAAGATAAAATGAGATTGATTGAGTTGTGTCTAACTATGGCTTATGATGCCAAAGTGAACTATATGGATGTACTTGGTTCTGTTAAATATTGGGATATACTTATCTATAACTATCTGCGTGAAAAGAAGATTGTAATTCCACAGAAAAGAAAGTCAGAAAAGTCTGATAAGTTTGAAGGTGCGTATGTAAAAGACCCTATGGTTGGTCAGCATAAGTGGGTTATGTCATTTGACTTAAACTCTCTTTATCCACACTTGATTATGCAATATAACATATCTCCAGAAACACTTTACTCACAAGATAAAGTCAAAGATATGTCAGTTGATAAACTACTAGATAGAAAGGTAGATACGTCAATACTTAAAGGTGTTACACTTACACCTAATGGTGCATTGTTTAAAACAAACAAACGAGGATTTTTGCCTGAAATAATGCAATCCATGTATGATGATAGAGTTAAATATAAGAAACTCTTACTACAGGCAAAGCAGGAATATGAGAATACTAAAAACCCTAAACTACTCAAAGATATTTCAAAATACAATAATATCCAACTTGCTAAGAAAATTTCACTCAATAGTGCATATGGTGCTATCGGTAATAATTGGTTTCGTTATTATGATTTGTTGGTTGCTGAAGCAATTACTACTTCTGGTCAGCTATCTATTCGTTGGATTGAGCGTGCTGTTAATGGGTATCTTAACGATTTGCTTAAAACCTCTGGACAAGATTATGTTATTGCGTCTGATACAGATTCGATATATGTTTCTTTTGACGCACTTGTCAATAAAGTGTTTGATGAGGGAACGGAAACTCAAAAAATTATCAAATTCTTGGATGACGCTGCCCGAGAGAAAATTGAGCCTTTTATTGAGAAAAGTTATCAATCTCTGCATGAGTATGTAAACTCATACGAACAGAAGATGGAGATGTCTAGAGAAGTGATTGCAGACAAAGGTATCTGGACTGCTAAGAAAAGATATATTCTTAATGTGTGGGATAATGAGGGGGTTAAGTATAAAGAACCACAACTCAAGATTATGGGCATTGAAGCCGTTAAGAGTTCAACTCCTGCTCCTTGTCGTGAAAAGATTAAACAAGGTCTAAAGATTATTATGAATGGTAATGAGAAAGATATGAATGACTTCATACAAGAGTTTCGTGAGGAGTTTATGAGTCTACCACCAGAGGATATTGCTTATCCTCGAAGTGTAAATGGTTTATCTAAGTTTTCTGATCCTAATCAGATGTTTGCCAAAGGTGCACCAATTCACTGCAAGGGTGCAATACTATATAATCATCTAGTCAGAAAGAATAAACTAGGTAACAAATATCCTTATATACAAGAAGGCGATAAGATTAAATTTATCAACCTAAAACAACCAAACTTATACCAATGTAGTTCTATATCGTTTATGACAAAGTTACCTAAAGAGTTAGACTTTCATAAGATTGTAGACTATGATGTGCAATTCGAGAAGTCTTTCGTAGAACCTCTTAACTTTATTTTAACTAAAATCAATTGGTTGGTTGATAGAAGTTATGGAACACAAGGCACATTAGAGGATTTTTTTAATTGATAAATGATTTACTAACTAGAGAAGTTAATAAAGCAGTTTGGGGTGAAGAAGTAGCTGTGTTATTAAGCGGTGGTGTTGATTCTATATCAGTAGCATTTGCTGCCATGAATACTGGTAAGAAAATTACAGCATACAGTTTTCATTTAGATACAGAAGTATCATATGATTTCTTAAAAGCAAAAGAGATTGCAGAAAGATTTAAATGGGATTTTGTAGGGATAGTAATTCCTACAGATAATCTTGTCGAAGATTTTCATAGACTAGTCAAACTAGATTGTAAAAAGAAAACACACTTTGAATGTGTGTATCCATTTTTATATGTGTATCCAGAGATAAGAGAAAAATATGTATTATCCGGCTGGGCTGCAGATGGTTATTATGGTCTTAGTAAAAAAGCAATATTAAACTATAAACACACAAAAGAATTGTTTGATGAGTTTAGAGATAATTATTTTAAACCAGATATGCAAGCTGGTTATAAGTGGCATAAAAATATAGCAGACAAACATGAAAAAGTATTTGTTACTCCATACTTATCTGAAGATGTCAAGAATTATTTTTATAATATGGATTGGGAACAATTAAATTTACCATACCAAAAACATCATGTAAGAAGTGCATTCCATCAATTTAAATTAATAAAAAATGTAAAAAAGCACTTGAATTTACAAACAGATTGTGGTATAATAAGCTTATTTGAAACATTAATTAACAATAAAGATATTAATTTTAGAGGTAGAAAAAGGGTTATGGATATATGTAGAGATTGGAACTTGCTAAATAATACGAATACTTTAGAGGAGTTCTTACAATGAAATATAAAAAATATAATTTACAAGATGTACATGATGCATCAGCACAAAATAAGTTTAATGTAATATCTACATTCGCGGGTGGTGGCGGTTCTAGCACAGGTTATCGTTTGGCAGGTGGTAAGATACTATGTATCAATGAATTTGTGCAGGAAGCGCGTAACACATATGCAGAGAACTATCCAGATACACCAATTTTACCAGATGATATAAAAGAACTTACTGGTCAAGATTTACTTGATGCCGCTGGTATTAAAGCTGGAGAAGTTGATATACTAGATGGTTCACCACCATGCAGTGCATTCTCAATGGCTGGAGCTGTGGTTCAAGGTGGTGGTCATACTAAAGGTTTTGGTAAAACTAAAAAGTATTCTGATGGTAAGAAAGTAGAAAATATTGAAGACTTGTTTTTTGAGTTTCTTAGAGTTGCAGAAGAAATTAGACCTAAAGTTATTGTTGCTGAGAATGTGGCAGGTTTGATGATGGGTGAAGCAAAACAATACTACTACAAGATTACAAATACATTTGAAAAGATTGGTTATGATGTTTCATCTATGGTTCTAGATTCATCTCATTATGGTGTACCACAAACAAGAAAGAGAGTTATCTTTATTGCAGTTCGTGAAGATGTAACAGAAGCTATTGGTCTTACATTTATGAATATAGCTGGTATCTTTCCAGATAAGTTTTCAGAAGCTATTACTTGTGGAGATGCATTTAGTGATTTAGTATATGATGAAGAAGAAATCAAGATGTTAACAGAAAAGTTTGCTAAAGGTTCACATTTTGAAACAGCATCAAAGATGCCACTTGACCCAGAAAAAGTTTTGACTGGCTGTGATTACCACCCTAAAGGTCATCACTTTAATATGAAAAGAATTTCTAGACATAAACCTAGTCCAACTATCACGGCTTCTGGCGGCTGCATACATTGGAGTGAGATGAGGAAACTAGCTCTATGTGAATCACAACGAGCTATGTCTTTACCAGATGACTTTAAGTTAACTGGTAAGTGGGAACAAAGATCAGAAAGAATGGGGCGTATGGTGCCACCTTTGATGATGAAAGCTGTAGCAGATGCAGTTTATGATAACGTATTGAAACCATATAAGGAGATAATGAATGGCTGATTTTACTTTTGCACATAGAGAAGAAGGCTTTGATGAACATATTGAAAAGTCTATTCGTGGATACTCAAACTTACTAGAAGATGTAATTAGTCTTTCAAGATACTTTGTTGAAGATGATACTAACATTGTTGATATTGGTTGTTCTACTGGTAAGTTAACTAAAGCTATGATTGAATACAATAAAGACCATTGTTCTGGTGGACAATATATAGGTATAGAGATTGCTGAAGGCTTCTTTAAAGATTTGGAGAATAGAGCAGATGAACTAAAAAAACACCAAGTAGATTTTATATTAGATGATATTCGTAACTATGATTTTGAAAACTGTTCATTAGTTACTTCTATTTTTACTTTACAGTTTATGCCAAAAAAAGATAGATTAAATGTAATGAAAAATGTTTACAAAGGCCTTAATGATGGTGGTGCTTTTATCTTCGCAGAAAAAACTATATGTCAGAATGCTTTAGTCCAAGATATGATTACATTTAATTACTACGATTACAAAAGAAAATCTTTTGACACAGAAGATATCATGGACAAAGAAAGAACTCTTAGACACATGATGAAGCCAAATACATGGGAAGAAATAGAAATCAATTTAGCTAGAGCTGGATTTTCAGATGTACAACCATTCTGGAGAAACCATGCATTTGTCGGCGCACTAGCTATTAAATAGGAGTAATTATGAGAAAAAGACCAAGTATATTAAATGACTACATTAACTTTGTAGATACAGTTACAAGTCCAGCAAGTAAAGAAATGATAGACTTTAAAGATGCATTAGATATAATAGATGAACAAGGTATTGAACCACAAAGACTATTGACTGCCTCGATAGGATTGTCTGGTGAGGTCGGTGAGTTTAATGATATCGTCAAGAAGTTACTCTTTCAAGGTAAAGAGATAGATGACGATACAAAGAAACATCTCAAGAGTGAACTAGGTGATATATGTTGGTATATGTCACAAGCTTTAATAGCATTAGATAGTTCATGGGAAGAAGTATTTGATATTAATATTGTAAAACTGTCTGATAGATATCCAGGCGGGTTCGATGCATTAAAATCTGCAAGTAGAAAAGTAGGAGATATATAATGAATGATTTTTTTAAAGAAATAATAAAAACAACTGGTAACGAATATGCAGCTTTAGTATCAGATGGTATAGAGGGTGCAGACGTAGATAACTTTGTTGATACTGGAAGTCATATATTTAATGCACTATTGTCTGGTTCTATCTATGGTGGATTACCAGCAAACAAGATAACTGCAATCGCTGGTGAGTCTGCGACTGGAAAGACATACTTTGTTATGGGTATGGTCAAAAGTTTCCTTGATGCAAATCCAGAAGCTGGTTGTTTATACTTTGAATCAGAGAGTGCGATTACTAAACAAATGGTTGTAGATAGAGGTATAGACCCAACAAGAATGGTTATCATACCAGTCACTACTGTACAAGAGTTTCGTACACAAGCAATCAAAGTACTTGATAAAGTGCTAATGGAGAAAGATGAAAATCGTAGGCCTATGATGATGTGTCTTGATTCACTTGGTATGTTATCAACTACAAAAGAAGTAGAAGATACGTCTGATGGAAAAGAAACAAGAGATATGACAAGGGCCCAAGTTCTCAAGGCTGCATTTAGAGTTTTGACTTTAAAACTAGGTCGTGCTGGTGTTCCTATGGTTGTAACTAATCATACTTATGAATCTATGGGGTTATTCTCTACCAAAGAAATGGGTGGTGGTTCTGGACTAAAGTATGCAGCCTCATCTATTATATTTTTATCTAAGAAAAAAGAAAAAGATGGAACAGAAGTTGTTGGTAACATTATACATTGTAAAAATTATAAGTCAAGATTGACAATTGAAAATAAAATGGTAGATGTTCGTCTGAACTATGAAAAAGGTTTAGATAAATATTATGGTCTACTAGAACTTGCTGAAAAATATAATGTGTTTAAAAAGGTATCCACAAGATTTGAATTACCAGATGGTACAAAAGAATTTGGTAAAACAATTATGAATAACCCTACAAAATATTTTACAGATGACGTAATGACAATTTTGAACGAATGTGCTGAAAAGGAATTTAAATATGGAAATATCGTACACACCGATAATGAATGATGTTAAGATTATCTCAAATGCATCTACTCCTATGTTTTTGGAGTTTATGAGATATCAAATTCAAGAGTCTGAAAACTGGAGCTGGCAATATCCAAAAGGTGCACACTTTAGTAAAAGACACCCTAAACTTACATTACTAGATGGTACAGAACAACCAGCAAAAGTTGAAAGACTTGCTGGAATGGCAATGTCTTTATTCTTACAAGTATATGAAAAAGGTTTACAAGGAATAGTTTATCCTGAGCTTATGTGGGCTGGAGCTTCAATCAAAGACAAACATAGAGAAGATAATACGCATACTGACCATATGGAAGATGTTCCAAAAGAAATGAAAGTTTTAAAAGTACTTGGTGTTTTAAACTCTGATTGGAAACCAGAATGGGGTGGTGGTTTTACTTGGAATAGTAAAACATATTATGCACCACCATGTTCATTTTATGTTTTTGACCCAAGAGTTCCACATAGGGCAGAAAATATTTTATGTGATGAAAAAAGAATAGCAATAGATTATACAGTAAAGGCAATGTAATGGCATTATTAGACGCAGAAGGAAATCCAATAAAAAAGAAAGTTGATGAATCTCAACTTCCTACAGTAGAACAAATTCTACAAGACCCAATCACAAAGAAGTTTGTTTTTTTGACAAGTGATGCTTATCCAGAACAAACTTGTATTGGTCTTACAGCTGAAACAGATTTTCATGGTGTTGTTTACAAATATGGACAAGTTACTTTACCAAATGAAAATGAAATGGATGCAAATAATAACTTGAATTTAAAGTTTAAGTATGATATACTAGAGAATAATGGGATTCCAAAAGAAAATTTTAATGAGGAATTTTTTAAATTAATTGGTGATATACTTTATCATATCATCATAACACAGTCAGAGGATAATACGAGTGAATCAATCAATAGAACGAACAACGCTGAGCAATCTAGTAACTAATGAAGAATATTGTAGAAAAGTATTACCATTTATCAAGCCAGATTATTTTGATGTAAAAGAAGAAAGAGTTGTCTTTGAGGAGATAACAAACTTTGTTGATAAGTATAAACGTATACCGACAAAGATATCACTAGAGATAGAAGTTGAGTCTAGAAAAGACCTAACACAAGACCAGCATACAAAGATTGTAGAAATCATACAGACACTTGATTCAACAGATGTTGATATGGAATGGTTAGTTGATACGACAGAAAAGTTTTGTAAAGACAAGGCTATCTATAATGCAATCGTTGAGGGTATTTCTATTATTGATGGTAAGGATAAGAATCGTAAACCAGACTCAATACCAAATATTTTAACAGATGCACTTGCTGTGTGTTTTGACAACGCAGTTGGCCACGATTACTTTGACGATAGTGAAAAACGATTTGACTTCTATCATAGAGTAGAGGAACGTATTCCTTTTGATTTAGATTTCTTTAATAAAATTACTAAAGGTGGACTACCAACTAAGACCTTGAATATATGTCTTGCTGGTACTGGTGTTGGTAAATCGTTGTTCATGTGTCATATGGCTGCATCTTGTTTATCACAAGGTAAGAACGTATTGTACATTACTTTGGAGATGGCAGAGGAACGTATTGCAGAACGTATAGATGCAAACCTAATGAATGTATCTATGGAAGACTTGCATGACTTACCTAAGAAGATGTTTGATGACAAGATAGGTAAACTACAAAATAAAACTAATGGTAAACTGATTGTAAAAGAATACCCTACTGCTACTGCACACTCTGCTCACTTTCGTGGATTAATAAAAGAGCTTGCAATCAAGAAGTCTTTTAAACCAGATATGATATTTATTGACTATCTAAATATTTGTGCATCATCTAGATTAAAAGGAGCGACTAATGTTAATTCTTACACTTATATCAAATCTATTGCAGAAGAACTACGAGGGCTTGCCGTTGAATGTAATGTTCCAATTATGTCGGCAACCCAAACAACAAGAACTGGATTTACCTCGTCAGACCTCGGCCTTGAGGACACATCTGAATCATTTGGGCTCCCAGCGACGGCTGATTTTATGTTCGCCATTATCTCCAATGAGGAACTCGAAGCGTTAAATCAAATAGTTGTGAAACAGTTGAAGAATAGATATAATGATCCAACAATTAACAAAAGATTTGTTTTAGGTATTGACAGAAGTAAAATGAGGTTGTATGATTGTGAACAGAAAGAACAAGAAGATTTAGTCGATAGTGGTCAAGAAGAAGTTGTTTTTGATAAAACAGACTTTGGTAATAAGTACGATAAGTTTTCAGCCATTAAAGATTTTAAAGTATAAATAATACATAACTATATCTAAATGGAGATGTTGATGCTTTCGAAAAGTCTAAGACAAGTTAGGCCACGGCCTAATCATAGTGTTTCCCATGTACAAAAAGTTCAGTCTTTGTTAGAGCAACAGCTAGAAACAAATCCAGAATTTATCGAAAGTCAGTTTGTTCCTCAAGGTATTGAAAATTCTGGAAAAAGAACTTCAATCTATGAAAGTGCAGTTGTTTTAGTTGCATTGAGTGGAGGGAAAATTACATCTTCTAGTTATAATCAAATTTCTAAAAATGATGAATTTTCAGTTTATGCAAAGAATTGGGCTGAAAAAACAGTTTCTAAAGAATATTTTAACTTACTGTTAGAATATTGGTCTAATTTAGGTGCACCTATAGTAAAGCTTGGTAAGTTCCAAGATTTTATCCATGACAATATAGAAAAAAGTTATTATGGTATATCACCAAAATCGTTTCAATACAAAAATAAATCTAAACAAAATACAGCTGATATTGTATTAATAGTAGATGGTACAGCTGCAGAACTAAAAAGTATACTAACAGAAATTTCAAAACTAAGTGAAAAAGAACAAGTATCAAGAGCAACAACTTTACCAAATGGCAGAGTTACTATATCAAATGAGAATGGAAAAGAAATATCTTTTTTCCAAGTTTCATTAAAAAAAGGTGACGGATTAGCAAGAATTGGAAAAGTTGGAACATTAATTAAAGTACCAGCAAATCCATTAGATCAAATAAAAAATGAAAATAATTTCTGGACAAATAATGATTTACTATTATTAGAAATTAATTTATTAGATAGAATGAAAGATATTGTAAGTTATTTTAGAAATGTAGCTACAAAAGGTATCAAAGTATTTACATCCTGGGCCCAAAATTTATTTACAAAAGTTGTTAGTGATATTAAAGATTTTGCACAAAAAGGAATTAGTAAAAGATTAAATGATAAAAATATGAAAGCTATTAATGATCTCATTAATGAAGCTGGAAATAAAAATTTAGTCGAAAAATTTGTAAAAGCTGATAAAAATTTAATACCAAAAGTAAAAGCTTTAGAAATTATTGCTAAACAGATTAATAAAAACCATAGAGATAATATTGCATTAGTTCAAAAATTGAATAATAGACCAAAGATGATAGCTAGAGGATTTCCACCTATATTATTTTTAAATCCAACTGCAGGAACATATGATGAACAACAAGCGACCAATGCTGTAAAAAATATACTTAATGATTTTAAAAAAACTGGCCAAGTGAATAAAGACAAATTTAAATTTGCTGTTACTCTAGGAGCAAATAATGCTGGAAATATTGCAATTAATGAAATATTAAAAGGCATTGAAAAACAAATTGTAAATTATGATAATTTAGTTGAGTCACTTTTTGCTTTTGTTTCTACTTTAGAGAGTGAGGCTAAATTTGGTAATACTGCGCTACCTCTTGTAATATGCTACGGCGGTTTAGATGGATACAATAAAAATTTAGGAACTAGAGATGATTATACTAAAACAAATGCATCAGAGTTATTACAAAATGGAAAAGCTATAAATAATTTTTATGTCGTTGTTATAGATATTAGTAAGGTAAAAAATAAATTATATAATACAATAAATATACACCTTTGTACTGGATTTAAAGATGATGGTGGTATACCTAAACCAGTATATCAAACTATGATAATAGCAAATTCTTCTGGTTCAAAGTTTTCAACTAAAATAGAAGTTGATAGGGTAACACCTCAAAGTAAAATAAATAGTTGGAGATAATATGATTAGTTTTTCAGAACTAAACGAAGATAAGGGTGGTAAAAATTTACACCTAGAACATCTAGAAGATGAAATAATAAACTATGGAGTTGATGGCGGAAGAGCTGCAATTAATTTTCTACGTTCTCTTAGAGATATGTTAGCAGGTAATGCTCGTTCATCAATCAATATGACAGTCAAATGGGATGGTGCTCCAGCAATCTTTGCTGGTATTGACCCCTCTGATGGAAAATTCTTTGTTGCAAAGAAGTCGGTATTCAACGTCAATCCCAAACTGTATAAAACAGCTAAG